CACCTTTTACCTAATTTAGAAAAGTCAATAGTAGTTTTATCACCATTTTTTGTAGAGGAATGAGTTATAGTATGGTAATTTGTATGTTTACAATTATTACAAATTACAACCATTTCAATTAAACCATCATTATAAATATTTATATGTTGTATAGTTGCTTCCATTTATAAAATAATATAAAAAATCTTTATATTATTTTTGTCCCATTTTAAATCTTCAATGGTGTAAATGTTATTTGTTATTTGTTATTTGTTATTTTATTAAAGACCACCGGGGAAACCAACAAGGTTAGCGCCAATGCCAAAGCCAGCGCCAGAACGAGTGGTAACCGCAATGCTAGGGACATATGTATCCAAAATGCTAAATGTGGCAGCGGCTGTTAACGCAAGTAAAACAATTTCCTCAATATTCAAAGAACGTTTGGGAATGGCATACGCGGCAATGGCCACCATTAAACCTTCCACCAAGTATTTGATGATTCTTTTGACAAGCTCCGCAATATCAAACATCTATATTAAATAAAAAGAAAAAAAAATATATATAGTGTTAATAAAAACTTAGAATTAAAATGTTTCTAAAAGTATAAAATGGTAGGTCATTCTAAAGTTAAACGTCCAGATTCTGAGGAGGATTTGTCTTTTGGATTTGAAAAAAAAACAACCACAACTGGTGAAATAAATCCTAAATATGTTGATGTTTTGGATGAAGATAAACCTATTGCGGGACAAAAGTTTGTTTGTATTTCTTTTATATCCCCTGAAAAAATCATTAAACAAAAAGAGCTCTTTTTTTTTGAAGAGTTCCTAAAGAAATGGGAGTTTTCAAAAAGTATGGAAAAATTCGTTCAGTTCCTAAATTTTATTAGTTATAAATACAAGCTTACTTTTGATGACATTTCTAAAGACTTTAAAGAATTTTTGAGTGAGGAACAAGCTTCTTTTATAGAAGGTGGTATGGAAAATGATTACAAGACTTTTATGGACCAAAATGAAGAAGACCTTGAGAATGCTTTTAATACTAAATACAATTTCCAAACATCTACTCGTGGAATTAAGATTCGTGGAGCGTATCCCACCATGGAGGAGGCTGAATTGCGCTGTAAAATGTTGAGGGAACTTGATCCCAATCATGATGTGTTTGTTGGGCCTATTGGATTATGGATGCCTTGGGATCCAGAAGCTTATAAGACTGGGCGCGTTGAGTATATGGAAGACGAGTTGAATCAGTTGATGCACGAGAAAAATAAGAACGAAACTTTTGCTAAGTCGGCTTTCGATCAACGCGTTAAGGAAACCAAGAAGAAGGCAATTGAAGAGAACATCAAGTTGGCAGAGAAGACCGGCGCCACCCTTACGCAAACTATTGACGAAGAGGGTAATCTTATTGGTGTTAATAACGCAAACACTCAAGAGAGGAGCTTGAAAGACCAAGAATCCATTTCCGCTGCTGACATTCGCGCTGAATTATTTGAGGGAGAAAATATTATTACTGGAAAGACGGATAACGGACAAAGCGAGCTTTTAAGCGGCCCTTTTGCGACAAAATCAAAAAGCGATTAAATAGTAAAGAAGTAATGTAAATAATATATTAACCACACATGTTAAGTTAATATCTTATAAATTATTAAACAGCACCAAATTCTCCAACGTTGTGTCCGACCGAGGTTTTATCAACCGCGGTGATAATCTTTTTAAATCTATCAGTAAAAACGTATTTTTCAAAAAACTCTCTCATTTCAATAGCCGAGTTAAATTTGTTGGATTCATTTATTTGAAATAACTCTTCAATCAGTAATCGCGATTTGAATGAAAAATTAGCAGAATATTTCTTCCATTCCGTTTTAAGTTGTTTTGAAAGAAAGAATTGTGAAAAAAAACATAAAAATTTTGAATCACTTAAATCTGTCATTTTTGAATTTTCGGTATAAACTTCAACTGATTGAAATATAAAGTTTGAAACATACGCTTCACTAACATGATCGTCGTGATTTGTGTTATGCGCTAATGTGCCATCTACGTGATAATCCTGCCAAGGAAAAAAGAAAGAATTTATTAAATTCGGACATTCGTGTTTATGTTTATTAATAATATCAAGAGTTCCAATAAAAATTTCTTTATCAGTATCATCGGACTCTTTTACTATAGCTTGATCGTAAGTAATTGTAAATATTAAATACGTTAAAAACACGCCTAAACCGATTACAAGATGACTTGCGATTGGCACACGTTGAACGAACTTATTCAATATAGAATTATTGCTAAAAAAAGTTGATGTATAGATTAACACTAATAATGTTATAAACACGCCAATAATTGCTATAAAAAAACTATTCATTATTTTAATATTAGGACATTATTATTTTCTTGAACGAGGTCTTTTGGATTTAGATTTTTGTTTTTTGGTTTTTCTTGATTTCCTCCTTTTACCTCCTCCATTTTCAGGTGAATACCTAGCCTCAGCTAGTGGATAATTAGCCTCAGCTGTTTCGATTAAACGTGGTCTGGCATCGTAGCCGCTAGTTGTGCCGTCTCTGTTTACAGTTAGGACAACGCGGTTTACAGGTGGGTTAAATTGTAAGTTTGTCATTGGCTCCAAATTTACTGTATTGTCTTCTGGTATTGGCGCAAATATTTGCATTAAAGAATCGTCACCTGCAAAGTCACTATCAAATTTAAAATATCCTGTAGTAGATAAATTAAACAACCTCATAAGCAATATTATTAATAACCGAGCTGGCAATAAAAATGGATAAGCAACTCTTAACCCACAATAAACAAACATACCAACCGACCAAACCAAACCTAATGGTAACCCTACAGCAAGAAATACTAGGCGATAAATTAATTTTAAAATACATCTATCTGGTCTTGAAGGCGAGCAACCTGTGTGTCGCATACCATATTCAAGACGATAAGCCATATTATCAAGACGATAAGCCAAACTATTTGCTCTCCGAGCAGCAGTTTCTTCTCTCACTTCTATTTTTTCCGATTCTGTTAATTCTGATAAATTTCTTAAATTGCGCATTACTGGAATTCCTTGAGCTTCTGGCACATTTTGCGGTTCCTCATTCTCATTAGGTAATTGTAGTGCGAGGGAGTTTCTTTCTTGGCCGCCCTTTCGCCTTCTTGTTTTTCTTCCTCCACTGCTTCTTCCTGTCATTCTATTGTATGTTCTTGCCATACTATTTTTAAACCCAGTAAAACCCGTTTTTTGAATTGCTTCATTTAACGCATTGCGCACGTCATCCAACTTTGAAATAATCATTTTTTGTTCTTTGGTAGTAACTTTGTCGCTATACGCATCTATAATTTTAACAATTACATCCCTAATAGACTTTTTTCCAACGGGCAATTTTGCTAAACTATTTGGGTCAAGTTGAATTAATAACTCCCGTGTTTCTCGTTCATTCTTAGGAACTTGCTCTTCTAATTCTTTTAATTTGTTTTTTACAACCGCATTTATTTTTTCTTGAGATGGCATAGGGGGGTGTTTCTCCATAATATAATATAACATAATATAAATTTTCATTTTGCATTATATTATTGCTTTAACATTTAGGGTTTGCGAGATTTCTTATGTCTTCTTGATTTTTGACTTTTATTAAATTTTGTTTTTATTTTTGTTTTTGTTTTTGTTTTTGTTTTTTTATTTGTACCCTTAGCCAAAGTTCTTCTCATAGATCTAATATCTCTATCACTAATGCGGAAGTCTTTGCTTGTAAAACTAGAACACGATAAATCTACAATAATCATTTTTTCTACTCCCAAAGATTGAAAGAATTCTATTAATTGAAGCGTTGTAATTTCCTCTATTTCCATTCCAACCGTTTTCAATAATTCAAATACATCAGGTTCGCCTTGTAAATTATATATAACTATTTGATTAAAATATTGTTCTGTTATATTGTCTGGGTTTAAAACTTCCCCGTCTCCGAATTTATAATATAATTTATCTGGAATCGCGCCGTTTTCATTATAAGTCGTTATTTTAAACGCGCTATTGTAAGAATGCGTGTATCTTTGGAAATTGACATCAGTAGTTTTTTTAGAATTTAAACGAAGATGGTGCTTTAAAATTTCTTTAGATTGACCTTTATTTTCTTCAATCAACAACGATTTTATGTTTTCTGATAATTCGTCTATTTGCGACGATGTTATGGAATCCCAATTTTTTTCTGAAGATGAAATATTTTTAGAAACGGTTTCCGCCAAATTTTCATAGTTTTCTAAAGTAGAAATATTTGGAACGCCCGGAACAACAGCATTTATAATAGTGACCCTCATATTTTCTGGCACAATACCTTTCAGAAAATTATTATTTTCTTTCAAAGGAATTTCCCCATGCATATTTATTCCAATAATTACCGTTTTAGGTATATCCATAAAAGTATTGTTATACTATTGTTATACTATTTTTATTTACCACTTTGTCTTTTTAACGCTAATTTTTGGACCTTGTCCGCGTTTCTTTGCATTATTTGGATCATATTTCTCATCTTCTTCATCCGAGTTAATATCTTTACTGAGTTCCCAGAATTCTTTTGATCCCAATTTGAAGTCATTATGCGAATCTGCTTTATACCAGAATACTTGTTCGTGTAGTCTGTTGGATTTTGCATTATTGTTTATAACTAAACATTCATAATTTTCCGTACACTGGTCCATGACCTGACAAAAAGACTCAAAAGTTGGAAACATTCCCGCGTAATTCTCGTAAATGCGCTTCCTATTTGCAATATAAGGTTCTCTCAGAATAAAAACATAATCTATATTTGTTCTCAGTGTCGGCGGAATACCGAGCGGATATTGCATTGTAATGATAAGCATGATTTTCCAATGACGGCCGTTCATAAAAAGAAGACGCATCATTTTATCGCGAGTCCATGTACCATCATAAAGACAATCATCAAGAATAACAAAAGCGCGCGGATCAATTGTACTTCTCTTAAAAGTCTCCATTTCCTTTTTTATTTGCTTTAAAACAGACTTCTGTCGCTTTAAAATATTCTCAACAATTGCTGTATTATATTCATTGTGAATAAATAGTTTTGGAACCATTTTTCCATAGAAACCGTTACCTTCTTCTGTTCCAGCCACAACAACTCCTATAGGAATATCCTGATGGTAATATAATAAATCTCTGACAAGAAAAGACTTGCCTGTATCACGTCTTCCAATTAAAACAACGACCGGTCCCTTTGATTCATTTGGTTTGAAACTAATCGTCTTCATATCAAATTTTTTAAGTTCCAGAGTCATATTATTGTAACTTTAGAAAAATCATTCAAATTAGAATACGCAAATCTAGAAATCTAGAAATCTAGGAGGTTTGCTAAATTAAATGCATTAATCGTTAATAAGTTAAAAAAATACATTTTTTAATATTTTATTTAGATAATGGACCATAACTCTTTTAAGATAAATTATGAGAAGAGAAAGAACATTGAGCTTTTTTCTAATTTCCAAAACGAAGATTTTACCTTTCTCTCAGAGGTGCAAAATTACATTCCTATTTATAAAAGATTCTTCTTGTTAAACGAAACAAATTACAACTCTGTAAATTTAAATCATCCTTGCTATTTGACGGGAATTAAAAGTGTTTCCGCTGATAATAAAAATATATACAATTGTTTAATTCAATCCGGCGATGCAGGAAAATTAAAAAAGAAACAAGTATTTTTTAAAATGGCCCCTTTACTGGACCCGTTTAAATACTTAATTGGAAAATACAATATACACGATTCTGCGTTATTTAACTTACCAAAATTAAACTCTGATATTGGAAGCGTTCATCCAAAAATATTAGACCCAAATAATTCTGCTTACGTTGATAGTTTATTTTCCTTTCTCTCTAGCACTTTAATTTATAGTAATAATTTTATTAATGGCGTTGATTTTTATGGCTCATTCTTAGGAATAAGCAATAATTATAAGATTAATATTGCCGACGACGTTGATTATTTATGTAAATCAGAATTTTTCAATAAAAATAAAGGAACCGCGTTTCAAGTAGATGATTATAGTTTTTTACAAGAGCCGGAAGAGAAAGAAGTGAAACCGCTTATTAAAATAAACAAAAATGTAAGCAATAAATCAGTACTGTCTGCAAAGTCAATAGATAATGATATGTTTGGCGATATATTTTCAAATGATCTTTCAGAATCCACACCTACCTTAATTACTCTGAATGATTTAAGAGATAATAACATTGACTTAATAGATATTACTAATTCGGATTCATTTACTTCAAAAGATTTGAAAACAACGACAATTAAATCGTCGTCAACATGCTCTTCAAGAACTTCGCATACATCTAATAATGACAATGATAATGACAATGACAGTAACTGCGGAGATAGTAGCAATGACAAAACAGATAATCTTGAAGATTTATCTATTGTTAACCCGACTGAAGAGGATGAAGAGGAAGATGAATGGACTGATGACAATTCAAGCAATTCAACTGATTTTGAAGAACAATTAATTTATGCAACATTACCAAAGTTTCCAGTTCAAATTATATGTATGGAGAATTGCGATAATACATTTGACGATTTAATCATGAATAATGAATTAACTCAAGATGAATGGTTTTCAGCTTTACTACAAATAATAATGATTTTAATTACTTATCAAAAGGCTTTTTCATTTACACATAATGATTTACATACAAATAATGTTATGTATGCCGAAACAAGTAAAAAATATATTTATTACTGTTATAAAAAGGTTTATTATAAAATTCCTACTTATGGGCGTATATTCAAGATAATTGATTTTGGAAGAGCTATTTACAAATACGATGGTAAGTTATTTTGCAGTGATAGTTATCATCCTGGAGCAGACGCTGCAACACAATATAATACTGAACCCTACTTTAATGATAAGAAACCTAGGTTAGAACCAAACTATAGCTTTGATCTATGTCGTTTGGCGTGTTCTATTTTTGACTATATTATTGATGATCTTGACGAAATAACGGATATGTATAAGTGCGAGCCAATTGTTAGACTTATTTATGAATGGTGTTTGGATGATAATGGAGTAAACATTCTTTATAAAAATAATGGCGTTGAGAGATACCCGGATTTCAAGTTATATAAAATGATTGCGCGATGCGTTCATCATCATACCCCTCAAGCTCAGCTTGAAAGAGAAGAATTTAGGAATTTTATTGTTCCAAAATCCAGCGTGGCTGCAGACGAGACCGTCGTAAATATAGATATAATACCAAACTTATCTTTGGAAAATGTTTAACTTACTAGGAAAAACTAAAAGGTTATTTTATTCTTATTAATTAGTATGGCTTCTATTAATAAGAATTCAAATTTTGGGTTTATCATAACAAGACACGTGAACTCAGAGAAGACTAATAAATATTGGAATGAATGTGTTCGTCGCATTAGACGTTATTACCCTTTAAAAAAAATAGTTATTATTGATGATAATAGCAATTCGGATTTTCTAAAACCCGAGTTTGAATATAAAAATATTGAGTATATACAATCTGAGTATTGCGGAAGAGGTGAATTATTACCATATTATTATTTATTTAAAAACGAATATTTTGATAATGCTGTTATAATTCACGACAGTATATTCTTTCAAAAACGAGTATCTTTTGAAAAACTAATAGAACAAAGCGTAAGGGTTTTGCCATTATGGCATTTTACTTGCGAAAAAATGGAAAATTTGGATAATACAAAAAGACTTGTTAATAGTTTGTCAAATAATGCTATCATAATGGATACAATACTAAAAAATAGGGAATATGAAATTTTGGGGTTGAATAATAAAAATGTATGGGCTGGTTGTTTTGGAGTGCAAAGTTTCATAAATCGCGAGTTTCTTATAGGCCTTTCAAATAAATATGATCTTTTCTCTCTTTTAAACGGAGTTACTTCCAGACCAGACAGATGCTGTCTAGAGAGAATAATGGGTGCAATATTTTATATTGAATATTTAAAGGTCGGAGAAATAAGATCTTTACTCGGGAATATACGCAGTTATTGTAATTGGGGTTATACTTACGACGAGCATAGGGAAAATAGCCTTAATAAAAAAGTATTAAAATTACCGGTTGTTAAAGTGTGGAGCGGCAGATAACTATAATATAATATAATATATATAGATAATATAATATAATATATATAGATCAAAAATATGATTTCCATCTTATGTTATGTAGTTTTATATTATAACATAAATTCCATATTTCAGAATATATATTTGCCTTACGTTTCGCAATTTAATGCAACAAACAATTACGAGACTATTGATTCGTATCCAGAATTATATTTTTTATTAAAAAATACTAGTTATTTTATGTTGTTTATATATGGATACGATTTAATAACCCGAAAAATTTATTCACCGAGGTACGATAAAAATTCTATTGGATTAATGCTTGTTTATATAAAACATATTTTAAATATTATAATAACACCAAAAATGAAGTTGATTGAATATGAATTGGATAGGGTTGTTATGTGGTCTTTCACTGCTCCATTGATGATAAAAATGCTATGCGATGAGAATGAATTAACCATGATAGATTTAAAAATACATTATCATTTGTGCGCTATTATTCCGCATATATTTGTTGTTCCATTTAAAAATACTCAGTATTATCTGTTATCTATAATTATTCTTTCCATTCCAGGTATAATTTTTATGAAGTCTTTAAATAAATATAGACATTTAAAATTTGCAAATTTATATATTTTGATTTGGGGAATATTTATGTCAATTAATGTGTTAGATATTTCGCATTCAATTCATCCTTCAATCATTCACGCATTTTATAATTTATCAGATACAATATTTAAGTTTACATTTAATTTTGTTATTTCAAATTATAACGAACAAAAATTAATTATGCGAGAAAATATGGATTTACAGAGCGTTAGTTTTGTATCAAATATTCTAAAAAGTATAAATGAATTTGAAAAAGGTAATGTAAAAATCACTCCAACATGCAGTAATTTAATAAGATTTTTTAAAAAAAAATTCAATGATAAAATACCAAAATCAAATTCCAAATTAAAGTTAGAATTATTGAAGAAGATTCTTCCTTTTGACTTAGATGGAGATTATGTTTCTATGAACGCAAAAAAGGAACCTGGCTCAAAGAAAGAGTTTAATTTTATTTGCGTTTTATTTATGGATATTGTAAATTATACTGAATTAGCAAAGCGATATACTGGAGATACTATATTTAAATTGTTAGACGTTGTTTATGATAGATTTGATAATATTATAAAAAAATATTCACATTTACAGAAAATAGAAACGATCGGTGACGCTTATATGGTAGTTGGTGATATTTATAGAGTTGAACTCAATCATAAAGTTGTTGTGAAAGAGATTTTATTATTAGGTTTAGATTTTATTAAAGAAATAAAAACTATAAAAACCCCCGATAAAATTCCGCTATGTATTCGGATTGGAATTACTATTGGAAATGTAAATATCGGAATATTGGGTAATGAGTTGCCAAGATTATGCTGCGTGGGAAATGCTGTTAATGTAGCGTCAAGATTGCAATCAACCGCTGAAAAAGATACAATTCAAATGAGTAGACATGTATACGAACACGCAGAAGAAACAGATTTTGGATTTGCCATTGAGTATGTAGAAAAAAAAAATATATTTCTCAAAAATATGGGTTCTATTACAACTTATAATATCAGTCCAAGTTAATTTATTCAGAATCAAACAGTTGTTTCATTACATAAATGTCCTCAATGGCATAAAGCTCGCAATTTTCTCGGCGAGCAAAGCTATTGAAATAAACGGTGTTATAATTCTCAAACTGATATCCAAACGTGCAATCCAAATCATACGTCACGGGCTTTCCAGCTTTTATGTGCTTTAAAATTGTCAAATCAGCCGCCCGAATAGCAACCCCGTAACAATTTAGATACAAAACTTCGTCAGTTTCTGGGAGATGCATAATATATTTGCCATTTGTCTTGAGGCGACAATCTACCCTATTGTCTGTATTAATTTTTACTAGACCTGGACCCGCCAAGGAAAACATGGGTTGTGCGGTTTGGATTTCTTCGGTCATTGTCTTTTGAATTTAAAATAATTTATATTTTATTTACCGGTTCAATTTTTTTTGAAATTTTAAAAAAATTGAATTGCTTTTTTAAAATTTTGTCAGAGTCAAAACTTTATCAACTTCACTATGAGTGATCTACCAAATTTGCCTGTTAATATTGTGAACCGCATCATCAGGGAGGCGGCAATATTACATAGAGAGAAAAGCATTCCCAAGTTTACCTTCAACAAAGCCGCTCAGAAATATATTTACAGAGCCAAATTTCGGAAGAGGTATCTGAGACAATTCGCGAATATTGAGCGACTGCTTCGCTTCAAGGCGAATAATCCGCCGGAGTTCACATTGATTCTCCCGACAACATGGGGGACGCCGCGCGAAGAGCTCAGCAAATTCCGCGACTGCGTTCAGACAAAAGAACAAAGAGAAGCGACTGTGTCACGCATGAGGCCGGCGACAATTGTTAAATTTCCTCTGAAAATAACAAGGCGCCCTCATTCTTGGTATGAAGACGAAATGGTGGAAGAGCGCCGCAAGTATTCTTACTGCAGTTTTGAAAACGGCCACGTCTTTATTGAAAAAACTGAAAACGACGACGACGACGATGACTATAATTACGGGCATTCTGTGTTTTATCGCGGATACATTTGTCTAGATGGAAGCGCATTTCCCATCTTTGATATGCCAGAGGCGTTGCATAGCGAACAAGAAACGCCAGACCAAAATCCGCACGGAATTGACAATTACACTGAAATAAGGCATCTAGAAAAAGAGCTAGGTCCAAAGGTTCGCATTTTACGCGACAGTCAAACCAGTTACGAGGTTTACGATGAAGTGACCCAACAATGGAACTGGCATCATGATTATAGATTTACGCCTCAAGAGGCCAGGTTTTTGGTTCCCTTTTACGAGGAGCCGGAACCATATTATGATGGATATTATTAGCGATTAGAAGTTCGCCAAAAACAACAAAACAACAAAACAACAAAACAACAAAAACAACAAAACAACAAAAACAACAAAACAACAAAAATATTAAAACAACAAAACAACAAAAAAATATTTGTATATAGTAGATGATCCCAAAGAAAATGCAAAAAGGCGGAATACTCTTAAAAAAATCGCCAGAAGAAGCTATAAATTTTTTCATTGATAATAGTTTAGAGGTGCGAATATTATATGGAACAGAAAATTCATCAAGCGGTGTAATATTTACATGCACTTTAAGAGATGGAATAGAATCACCATATGAAATGATTCGTTCAAATGACTTTAAATCTCCAGTAAAAGAACTTATAATAAAGCTTGTTGGAATTGCTTCTGAAGTTCATAATGAAGCGGCAGATGACTACGAACCATTAAAATGGGGAGGAATTGTTAGCAATTTGCCTGAAAAAAAAATAGAACAAGAAGAAGCATTTATTAGAGAAATAAATATACAAACCGACGTTTTTTTAAAGACTATAGAATATTTGGATCCACTATGCCCTGCACCTGTTTACGCATCTATCAAAAAAGTAAAAGCAGATGCCATTGCATTTGTCACCAAAATGAGGTCTAAGGCCACTATAAGCAAAACGACAACTACAATATTAGATGATGTTATAACAAACCTAAATAGCTCCCAAATTCCCTTTTTAGGAATTTTAGGTATGGAAGTCGCAAATGGATATGATGTATTATACGAATCTTATCACAATGGAACAAGCCAAACTAATGTTCGTCTTTATGAAAATATGGCTAGGCTAAAAAATATAGAGCTTGCATTAAAAACCGGTTATTCTCAAAATGATTTTCACTCGGGGAATATTTTAGTTAATCCAACCGCCCCCGGTTATTATAAAGATATTCCAGGAAATGTTTTACTAATAGATTTTGGATATGCAGATAAAATACCATCGGAAAAGTTAAAACAAATAAAACAATATGTAGTTGACAATAATTATGTTAGAGCATTAAAAATTTTTGGAACTTTTAATAGACCTGATATGGTTCCTCTTGACGCTTGGCCGGATTTTTATGGCTGGATGTCGTATAGTTATAATAATATTACACAAACGCCATTGGTATTACAAGATTCACAATTTCCAGCAATAAACACTCAATTAGTGGAATTAAACCACGCTCATGATTCTGCAATAGACGACAGAATTGCCGTTTTTAATTCTGATTCCCATAGAGATGAGAGAGGCAATTATCCTTTATTGCCTTTATCAAACGCAATAAAAAATAGTTTATTTGAA